GTGGAATAGAGTAGCCGTTGACGGAAGGTGAATACTTAAGCAAAGCTGCTGAATTTACCTTTAATTCTTTAGGTAGTCCATCTTCATCAACATAAGCATCATGCTTTCTTCGATTATACATTACATTAACATGCTCTATATAGCCTCCAACAAGTTCCTGAAGAAACGGCAATGTTGGTTTCTTTTCAGGATATGTATGTAATGTCGTAACTCCGGTAACATCTACTTTGATACATTTGCCACTCATTAGTCTTTCTCCGCAGCAGCTTCTAACAATTCCTCATTTATGCTATCTCTGAACTCTTCAAGCCTATCCATAAATGTAGACATGTTGTCAAGACTTACCATCATCCATTCTACAATAAGATAATCTGGAATACCATATAAATCCTCAAGTTTATATTTCTTAACTAATACGTGTAGCTCGTTCTCAAATATTTCGTCCATACTGACCTCAATTAAAAAGGGAGCCATTTCTGACTCCCTCGATTTATTTAAGCGGACATGCGCCATTATCGCATTCACCGGACATCTCGAATTCGGCATTGGATAATGATGTAATAATCTCAGTACTTTCTACTAACTTTTCGTACTCTTCTTTTGTAACTTCTTGTAACGGAGCCTGTTTGAATCCATGTTCTGAATGTAACAAGAAAGATAAACTCTTATGATTATTCTTGTAATAGCGATTTAGATAGTCACGAATTTCAGGAATCTCTTCTTTCTTGTAATACACTGTACAAGAAACACTATTATCAGACCATATGGTTTGAAGACGCTTAATCTCATTTAATTGATCAAGTGCTGTCATGTCCTTTGCAAGACGTGTCCCTTCAGGATATGCAAACGGGAACGTAACAACAACTGTACCGTAATCTTCAGAACCATCTATGTTTAATTGATATTCAACAGGGTAACCATGCTCACGGCAAACTGCAACTAGCTTATGATCAGAAGCAATACGTATTCGCCTATACATATACTGTGCATATGCAGGATGAATACCAGGTGTTACTCCTGGAAGCAGACTTAAAGTACCAGATGGTTTAACGGTCGTAAGCTTGATAGAGCGATTGAAACCGTGCATAGTAGAGTAACGCGCGTCAAAATCACGAAGATATTTATAGCCATCAGCTAACCAAGAATTTTGCTCTTTAGAGGCTTGTAAGATACCAGTAAGACCAATTCCCATTCTCATGTTCTTATGAACAATTTGACCCGTTTCAGGGTGATGAGAAGGAAGAATCAAAGAATGTTTATTAATCCTATAAAGCAATTCAAGGATATCTAGGAATTCTTCTTTAGATTCCACATTGGGAAGAAAAACTTCAGCAAGACAACAAGTCTCATATGGAGCCAACGACTGCTCTGCACAGGGATTGTAACCCATCACTTCCGGATCAGGGTACTCAGTCTCATTAAGTCTTCCAACCTTACGCGATAAGCGAAGGTTAATGAGACCATAAGGTTCTCCTTTACCCTCATATCCATGCCAGAAGTATTCATGAAGATCACGGAGATCGTCGCAGGCAACAGAATTATTGGACATATCCCTCCAAGGGGGAATATTGCCAATATCCCATCTCTTAGCCAATAAATATTCGATGTCATCAGGATCACCTATTGCTATCTGCGCTGAACGTCTGACATTACCGGCAACAATAATTTTGCCAATAATATTCATGATGTCTAAAGCATCAATGGGCCTTATTTTCTTTCCACGTCGTCGTTCAAGGACTTCAGAGATTTTTCCGATGCCCCACACAAGATCTTCAGGGCCTGAAGCCACGCCGCCAAAGCCTCCGATGGGAGACCCTTTTCCACGTACAACTTGGGTAGAGAAGGTAAAGGTCCCGTTCTCTTGTCGTTCACTTAAAAATGCTGCCTTTAATGTTTTGCCAAGAAACTTAACCCAACCTTCTCTAGAATCTGGGATTATGAAATCTGCACCAGCATGATTAACTCTTGTAGGTGCTTTGAACCAATCCCTCACTACTGGAAGTTTGTCTACGTGTACTTTCTGAATGTTGTAGCCCACACCGGATCCAAGTGCCAGCATGTCCATTGCCCAACAGAAAGGGCGTATGGGTCGATCTACTACAGTGAAAGCACAATTCTGGAGTGAAGCTAAGCCCAGTCTGTCTACAGTCTTTGTGCCAAGTTGCCATAAGAATCTTCCTGCAACAGAACACTTAAGCGCGAGCATGTATTCACGAATACGATCCTCTTCATCTTCAGTGAAACCAACTTTCAATTGATCTTTACATGCACCTAATACACGTTCAATAGTATCTGGAAATTCTTCAGTTGGAGCATCTGCTCCTGTTTCTCCTTCAAATTTTCTTGCGTACGTCCGCTTGTACGTTAAGTAACCTACGGACGACCAAGGCGTTGTTGTTTCCGTCATTAATAATCCTCAACTATTTTTCCCCAACATGTTACAACAAAATCATTCAAAGCCATTTCATCAGACTTGTACGTAAAATGTCGGTTATTTTTTCTATTCTCAAATGCTGCATTAGCCTTTTGCATTTTAATCGCATCTTCTACTGTAACTCTAATAGTCCTGTTTATATAAACTTCAGCAGGATGTGGCGAGGAAATGTCATGATAATGCCAGGGCTCTATCCATTCTACATAACGTACGATAGGCTTCTCATCGTTAAATAAGCCCATTTCTCCAGCAAGTTCTTTGATAGTTGTCATGGCGCTAAGCCTACATCCCAATCTGGGTAATTTTTAAGAATTTCTTCATATTCATCTGCGTCACAGAGAATCTCTAAAACTCTATTCAGAACCCATTGCTTGTGATGAGAACCATCATAAACACCATAACCAACAATAACATCAACTGCTTTCTCAATACGATTTTCAAGCTTTTCAGATGTTGCCATTAATCGAATCCTTTTGTATGGAGTGTTGGAACTTCGACCTTTTCGAAAGCGTCTGCATCATCCATGCCGTCACATGCAGAAAGTCTACCTGTGTCATATGAATACTTAACATTATTTACACGACCTGTAAGTCCTGTTTGCCGTGCTTTTAGAATCTGCATTAGGATAGTATTACGCTCATTATCATCGGCAGCTGTAAGATTACGAGCGAAAGAGATAATATCAAAACTGACTTGCTTAATCGAACCGCTTCCTCTAATGTCATCAATTGAAGGTAATTTCCCTTCTTCGAAAGATTTAGCACCACTACCAGCCTTCCTAAGATGACTAACGAGACCAATCCACACAGGATGGCGTTTAACCAAACGAAGTAAATCATTCATCACCTTATCATGGGCTTCATTGCCAGTTAAGTCCGCAGCGCCTTCAGATACAAGCATAGTGATATGATCAATAAAGAGATACTTAGCCCCGCTAAGGCACATGTACTCCAATTTGTCAACAATTGAACTGTCATTCATAGATCCTTGGTGATCGAGCAAAATTACTCGGTCTCCCCCAAAGACTTCATCAAAGCCAACTTTGAGCTCCTCTAATGGGATCTCTTCTTTTGCAGGATTTCTCTGTAATACCATTCCAGCTAACTTTCTTGCTGTTTCTGCCGGGCTTTCTTCGAGAGATACGATTCCAACCTTATCAGTCGTTGTGGCCAAAACGTGGAGTATGATCTCACGGAGTATCGTACTCTTGCCGCTACCTGTGCCAGAAATAAATAGAGTGATTTCACCTGGACGCATTCCTTTAAGTTTTTGATTTACACCACTTAAACAAGGAGGATAAGGTACTGCGGGAATACTATTATAGGCCTCTAGTGCTTTCCATAATTCCTCTTTATTAATAATACCAGTAGGAGTATACGGAGCTGCATCATAGATATATTTTAAAAGACTTTTCCAACCTTGCTCTGTGAGTACTTTATTAGCATCTTTTAAAGGTAATTTAGTAATCTTTACCTTATCAATACCAATAATCTTAATACTCTCCTCAAGAGCTTTCTTACCAGCCTCATCCTCATCTAAACAAAGAATTACTTCATCGAAAGATCTTATCCAATCGCGGTTTTCAAGAAGCGCCTTAGTTCCCGACGCCGATGACAACGCCACAACAGGATACACTTGTTTATAACGTTCATACCAAGCTTGTGCAACTGATAATGCATCAATTTCACCCTCAGTAATAACTAATTTCTTTCCAGATGCATTAAACTTTTCTTGACCAAAGAGTTTATGCGATTTACCAATCCAGTAAAAGTCTTTAGGAAGTTTTCTAACTTTATAAATGTCTTGCTCATATGGATAATAATGAGCATCCATTTCGCCTTCAGCATTAAAAGAAACTTTTACACCAAAGAACTCCATTACTTTGGTTGAGATTTGTCTATCTTCTAAACCTTTGCTTCTATAGTCCCTAATATCATCTGGAGAAACTCTTTTTGATACCTTTGTTTCTGTCACAACTTCTCCTTCTTGTGCAGGGAAAAATGTCTCGCATGAGAAGCAGAAGGAATTACCTTCTTCATAGATTTGTCTTGCATCATGCGAGCCACAGTTAACCTGATCTAGGCAGGGTTGATTTTTAACTACGATCTTTCCCATCTTACTCCTTCTTTTGATGGAGCGCTGCTATACCTAATAATGAGTATATTGTTAAAGGAAGAAAATGATCCGATTGAAAGCCGCCTCTCTGAATTTCAAATAGAATATTTACAGCACCAGCAGTACCGCACATGATCGCTGATAATACAAAGATAACAGAGAGAATGTTACGCATGTTGTTCCTCGAATTTCTTCATTTTGATTACGTCAGCCAACCTATCTTTATGTCTTTGCGTAATAGGCTCTTTGACATTCCAAGAGACCTTCTCTATAAGTGTATTATACCAAGTCGTATTCGTAGGTGCTTCAACAAAACAGAGAGACCAAGTTTCAGAATAAGATAGAGTTCCCTTTGTCTTATATTGCTCTAAGCAGATAAAATCAAATTCTTCCATTGGTCTCTCTTTAAACATTTCCGCAAGTGCTTTCGAAGATGAGAAGTAAGTTCTCCAATTAGACTCTTTACCTTTGTTACTAATACCATTTCCGAAGAATGTCTTTTTACCCAAATAAAAACGTTCTAAGTAATTATCTCTGATGACATATATAAAACCTACTGGACAATTCTTCTCTGCGTACTTACCACCCATCTGTTCACAAAAGTGCCAATGTCCATTATCAAACTTCTTCTTACTGAACTTTACAACATTATTAGGAACACTTGGTAATTCACCTTCAAATTTCATTTTTCTCAACCGGTAAAAGAATCTCCTTTCTTAACTCTTTAACAACAGGCCATTCTTTTGGATCAAAGAAATCCCTATGGCTTCGTAGGAGATGAATCATTCTACCATTAACAAGTAGTTGTTCAAACCAACCTTCACCATAAGCTATCATGTACTGTTCTACGACAGCTTCTTGATATTCTTCCTCATCGCTACAAGCGGTAAGTATCCTATCTGCCTTGATCTCACCAACGCGTGGTACTCCAAGAACATTGTCCGTAGGATCACCTTTGAGTAGCTGGCAATAATAATGTCGTATTGCGGATTTCTCATTAATAGTAATAATCTTCTTATCACGCATTAAGAAGTGATTTCCAGGAATACAACGCAAGTCTTTATCAATAGAGCAAATTATATAGTCTATTCCATAGGCTCTACATTCTTCAGCCCAAATCCTTATTAGATCGTCAGCTTCCATTCCATGTGCTGCTATGGCAAGATCTTCAGCTACTGCAAGCTTTCTTAACGTGGGCACAAAGATGTTTTGTTTGTTAGGATCTTTATGCCGATTCATCTTGTAAGTAGGAAGAATTGCATTTCTATAATTATTCTCACCTTTAACAGCCATTAAAAACTCTTCACAAAAGACCTCATCTAATAGCGCTTGAAGCATTTCCTTAAAGTTTTCCCAAGACTCTTCTAGATAGTATCGATCTTCTTCTTTTGTAAATTGAAGAGGAATGCGATCACCGTTCTCATCAAGAGATATAATTGAAATATTGTCCTTAGCTTTCTTTTTCCATCTTGACTCGCAAGCCATATATGCGAGTACGTCACCGTCGATAATAGCTAGCATCCTCTTGCTTCCTTCTCTTTATATCAAAGAGCATAAAATCATATGCGAGAGATACTTGGTGATTGTTATACCAATGTCCAATTGCATGCATTTGTCCTAAATTCAATTTGAGACCTTGAATAGTAGAGGTATCTCTAACAATCACACAGTATCTTGGATCTAACTCATGTTCAGCTATATGCTTATGGGCATGCTCATATGTTTCTGCGAATATGTAAATTCGCTCATTCATCAGGATACCTTTTCTTTATTACAAACATGTCATATTGGGTTACTTTACAAATGTCACATTTACATGCATCATCATACATACCTAAGCCACATAAGCCAGACCAATGTATTCCAAAGAAACAAAGAATGCGTTTAATGTGTTTCATACCAATTGCTTCCAATCTTAGCATCGCCGTCCATTATAGTAATGCCATAAAGCTTAGGGCCGTCAGCAAACGCTTGCTTTCCAATTTCTGCAGCAGCTTCAGCGTATTCTTCAGGAACCATAAAGTCATACTCATCATGATAGTAAATGAGAGGGATATACGGAATATTTGCCATTTCAAGTTGTTCGACAGCAAGCATGAGAGCCGTGCTACAAGTAACCTTTTCCGCTCCCTGTAACAAGTATACGAGGAGCTTATGGAAAGAATCAACATATAGACGATTGCCAGCAATAGAGGGAATGTATCCATCGCCGAACTTCTTAGTACTGCCATAGATATTCTCCAGACGCTTCAAAAGATCTGCAAATCCAGGAACTGCCTTTAAGAATTCTTTCTTTAGGGTTGCACCCTTTTGAAGATTAGTTTTACCAAAGATGTAACTCCAGAGTTTACCGCCTGCAGCACCAAACAACAACGCATAGAAAATACGCTTTGCTTGTGGACGCTTTACTTCATGAATAATACCCATAGCCTCTAATGCGATTGTTAACTTATCTGCATTGTATTGATGGATATCACCATGTAAGAGGATGTCGATATATTCTTTATTTGCGAGATAATGCGCAAGACCTCTTGCTTGGTTACCTTTAGAGTCACAACCTATGATTTTCCAACCT